GATTTTCAACGACAGATAGTAGTTTACGCCAATCTGTTTATGGATCACCGCAAAAAACAGCAAAAACAAAAAATCATCGAACAGAAAGCGCATATTGACGCGCTCTTTTTGAATTAAAGCCTTTCTTTGTCATTTTTTCAAACACATCAGGGAATCATACGTGAATTGACCGTCAATTAATTTGATGGCGAGCTTCTTTTTGAAAATTTTGGAGGATAGCGATAGTGAGTATGTTGTTAATGGTACAAGCCATGAATACCCAAGTAGGAAATCCCGCCCGAAAACTCGTTTTGCTTAAACTTGCTGACCATGCCAATGATGAAGGTATTTGTTGGCCTTCCTATGAATCTATTGCGAAGCAATGTGAAATTTCAAAAAGAACCGTCATTCGTCATATTGCCGAACTGGAAAAACAAGGACTCGTTCAGGTTTTTCAAAGAGAGCGAAACGGGCATCATCATAATCAATCAAACAAGTATGTGTTGCGATTAAATAATAGCCAATCTTTATCGCCGAATCCAGAAACGAAAAAACCAAAAAATGACGGTGACAATTTGGCAAGTGATGGTGACAAAAACGACAAGCTCATAGTGACAAAAACGACATGTCATGGTGACAAAAATGACAACCTCATGGTGACACAGTGTCACCCGAATCAGTCATATAGAACCAGTCATAAAATAGAACCTAATAATATTAGTTGCCCACGCTCAAATTTTGTTCAGCCTCCAAGTCAAAACATTTGGCAAGATTATCTTGAGCACCGAAAAAACAAAAAAGCCAAATTGACCGAAACGGCACTTAACCGACTGGTGCAAAAAATTAATGCTGCCAACAAATTGGGCTATGCAACCGACGACATACTGGCGGAATGTATGCTCAGAAACTGGCAAGGCTTTGAGGTTTCCTGGCTTGAGCAGAAAAAATATCAGCGCAACAGTCTCATCAATGAAATAACAACCCGTCCGAGCAATCCTGAGGGATTTGTTGTTATCAACGGTTAATTTTTTTGGAGACGAAACCATGAATATCATTCAACGGCTACAAAAAATCATGCCCGCAAACATCAAACCAATTGCCTGTAGTTGGGAAGAACATTTAGCCAAAATGCAAAAAATATCCGAAGAAGCCAGATTGCAAGATGTCGTTTTTCGCAAGCAACATCGGATAGAAAACCTATTTGGTCGCTCGGGTATTGCTCCACTGCATGCACATTGCCGATTTGAAAACTATCGCATTCTCAACGCGGGTCAGAAAAATGCGTTGAATCAATCTGTCGCATTTGCAAAGAATTTTGGTACAGGATTTGGCGGATTTGTTTTTAGTGGTGGTTGCGGAACGGGCAAAAATCATCTTGCAGCATCGATAGGGTATTATCTCATGAGCAAAGGTCGTTCCGTATTATGCATCACCGTGGCGGATTTGATGATGCGCTTTCGAGCAACCTACGAAAAAACGGCGAAAGTGACAGAACAACAACTGCTCGATGAGCTTTGCAAAGTGGATTTGTTGATTCTAGACGAGATAGGTATTCAGTATCAGCATAGCGAAAACACGAAGATTATTATAAATCAGCTGGTTGATAGACGAACTTCACACAAAAAACCGATTGGCATGCTAACCAACCTAAATAGTGAACAAATTCGGCAAGTCTTGGGCGATAGAATTATCGACAGAATGATGATGAGCAATGGGATTTGGCTCAATTTCAACTGGTCAAGCTACCGCCGGAAAATTCAATAACAAGCAAGAGGTTAAGATGGAAAACAAGGATAATTCAACTGAAAAACTGGTCACTATCGGCGACAGGCAAATAGACAAGGAAATTGCCAAGTACTGCTTGGAAAAAGTGGAGCCAGCTATTTTTGAGGTGGTGACGCATTTGGTCAAAGAACGGTGTGAAAAAGCGGATGTCATCGAAGCAGCAAAAACGACCGCCGAGGCGATCGTCGAAGGCATGACCTCTATTTTTCCTTCTTAACCGTATCGAGGAAGTTACAAGAATTATCACTCATTGTTTCAAGACGGATTTTATAAGTTTCCTCCAACTTCAAAATCTCACCAAAGCACGAGCGTCGTATGGATAAAATACAGTTTTTTCATATTTTTTAGACATAAAAAATTCCTTATAAGTTGAAGAGTGATAAGGATACCACCGAGCCTGACGAGGTGAAAAGACAGGCGTTTTCAAACAAAAATTCACGCCTCACTACCTCAAAAACCTCACCGGAAGAACTCACATGATGGAAAAATATTCCAGCCCCTTGTCGTATCTATGGGCTGGGGCGACAACCGCTATTGGCATTCTCACGCTCGAAGAGTGGGTAGCTGTAGTGGGTATTGTCTGCACGATAGGGACATTTTTTGTTAATTGGTATTACCGCAAAAAGGAATTTGAACTCAAGGAACATCACTATGAAGATACCGAAAAAAATATTGATGGCAACGGGCGGTAGTGCGTTATTGCTGGCATCAAGCATGATAACGCATTTTGAGGGATTGAGGCTTAAGCCCTATTTCGATGGTGGTGGTATTCTTTCTGTTTGCTATGGACATACAGGTAACGATATTGAGCGTAATCGGACGTACACGCAAAAAGACTGCGATAAGTGGCTTGATGACGATTTAAGGGTGGTTAAACGCTATGTTGACCCGCTGGTTAAGGTCAATATCAATACGCTCACACAGGCCGCACTTTACTCATTTGCTTACAACGTGGGCGTGGGAAATTTTGCCAAATCGACATTACTCAAAAAGCTCAACGCTGATGACCGAAAGGGCGCTTGTGATGAAATGAAGCGCTGGGTTTATGTGAAAGGCGAAGTCTGGAAAGGACTAATGACCCGTCGAGAAATAGAGAGTGTAATATGTTATGGCGACATTACGCATTTGTCGTAGCGATTATTGCTGCATTGGTTTTGTCACTCGTTTTCATCAACGCCCGTTATCAAAACGTCAAACAAAACTACCAAACGCTAAAACTGCAATATCACGAGCAAATTGAAGCGTTGAAATTACAGCAGAAAAAGTTAGAAGCCTTACACCAGCTCGATATCCAACACACCGAGGAACTCAATAATGCCAAAGCTGAAATTGCTAAGCTGCATGATGCTGTTCGGGCTGGCACTAAGCGGTTGCGCGTCAACGCCGTGTGTCGTGCATCCAAAACCACTACCGCCCAGAGCCGATATGATGACGCCACCACACAATTTGGCGCATCAACTCGACAGGATTATTTCAGTCTCAGAGAGATGATAGTTGAGAACGAAAACCAGACGGAATATTTACAGCAGTACATCAAAAAACAGTGTCAATGAATCGGTAATTGATACTTACGAATTTTAATAATCATGGTGCAAGAGGTGAATAAAATGAAATGTTCAATTACGGAAAATCAGTCAGGAAATGTAGTAATTCTTTCTAAAGGAGGAGAATATGAATCTAAAATAACAGAGAATGAAATATTTAAAGATTGGATATCAGCTTCACAGAGAGAAAGTCTTGCAAAGATTATCAGCGAAAGGATACCCAGCATTAATTATGCTAAGATCCCTGAATGTATCGTTTACTCTCCTGAAGGCCATCAAGATTTATACGTTAAAACCAAGAGTAAACATGTAGTAAAAAAAATATCAATTGATGACGTGGTACAAGAAGACTTTAGTAAACCATCAACGAATATAATAAGCATGCAAGAATTTAGTAATGATAGTAGTGATAGAAATGTTAAATTTACAGCAGCTATATCAGGGAGTAATACTATTACAGTACAATCATCATGGGATAAAAATAAAGCAGATCACCTCGATGTTGATATTGGCTTGGGGCTGGAAATAGCGGGGTTTAAATTTGCTCCCACTTTTAAGATTGGTGAGACTGTATCTCATTCAGTAAATAGTGTTATAGGCAAGTCTGACTTAACATTACATCGCTCTACTGCAGACTTCACACTGAAACCAAAAGAAAAAGCGATTGTTGAGTTAAAAAATGATGAATATCAAGTAAATGCTAGAATTGTTTATTCTATTAGTTTGAGTGGTGTCATATTTGCAGGCTACCGAATCGAAAATAATAATATTCATTATACTGGAGTTAGTATAGAAGACGTTATGAGATTAGCGAATATTCCTAATGAAATAAAAGTCGAACAAAATTTAAATATCAGCGGTTACCTACATTCAAATATATTATTTAAATAAACATCCCTCGTATTAATCAAACACAGAACCTTACAGGAAAGTCGAGCCTGATAATCGCCGTTTAAAATGCTGCTTTTTATGTGTGAGCAGGTTCGATTTTCTATAAGGAAAAGTACGATGAATACCGTTTTAAAGAGAAAAGTATTACTCCTTTTGATAAGGGAGATAACAAAATTTGGTTTACAAGTAACTGAATTGTTGGCTTAGTCGAAGACTAAATAGGTAGCGAATTTATTTACTGTCCTTAATTCAGAGGAACGGCTTTTCTCCGCATCAAATAACCACAATGAGCTCAATCAAATTACTTAAAACTTGCCACGGCAGCGTGGTTTTTCGTGTGCATTATGAAAATGCAGCAGGGCGATTTCATAAAAGTTTCAAAACGTTGGATGCAGCTTGCCGTTTTCTTTTTTTGAGTGAATCTGAGCGATTTGGTGAGATGACAGCAAAAGAAAAAGAGCGATGCCGAGATTGGCATCTTCGCAAGTTGATTCAGTTTTATGTGGGTAAAAAAGTCTCACAATGTGAAACGGGGCATTTGCGCCAAAGTTCCCTTGATACGATTAAACATGCATTGTTTTCGATTGACGAAACGTTGCAGTCAAAATTGGCGTTGCATATTCGCCCGCGTGAATTTAATGGCTTACCTGAGAATAGCCTTAAATATCTGCATTCTGCCTATTTGCTGTTAAAAGAAATGCGGAATATTGGCGTGAGTCCAATTCCAAAACTGAAAAAGAAAGTCGAAAAGCCTATTTTCATTCCTGCTTTTGAGAATGTGGATAGGATGATCGAAGTTGCGCCCGTCAGAGAAAAGATAGCCTTCATCTTGGCGTCGGTGATTGGGCTTCGGATAAGTGAAATACTGGCATTGGACTATAGCGATATTCAAGGGGAGTATTTGAATATCTCAAAACATGTCACACGAAACGGTGTTATTGAAGGTTTAAAAGCGGATGTTCAACGATTGTTGCCTATACCAAAAGCATTATTGGATTTATTGGATAAAACCAAACTTAGTTTAAATGAGCCTTTAATCACCAGTCAATCAGGGAAAAGGTTGTCATTAAATTACAGTACGACAGGAATCGTTAAGGAATTACTGGAAAAATACCGGATTGGAAAGTTTCACAACTTACGGCATTTTGCTGCGGTAAGTCTAATTAAAAAACGCAATGATATTCACGTTATTTCTAAAATGTTGGGTCATAAAAACATTGAGACGACGTCAACTATCTATGGGCGATTTTCAGGGTCAATTTTCGAGTTAAATTTTTAACATTTGCGTTTATTTTTTAACCATTAAGGTAAATGGGGTTAAATCCTTACTTTTTTGCTATCAAAGGGATTCAGCAGGATAAATCACAGAATAGCCAAAAACGCATAAGTCCGCAGTCATAACTCCGCATTTTGAAAAATTGAAAAACCTAATAATCACAACACATGAAGAGGGATTTTTTTCGCATAAGTCCGCAAAATAAGTCCGCACCCAAAACGGCTAATTTTACGAATGTTGCACAAGTGTTAACAAGAGGTTGTCATGTCACGGAAAGCGAAATATCAAAAAGCGTATATTGACGACGTGATCAACTTGTCTTTGGTGAAAGGAAAAGTATCAAATCATTTCATTGCAAAGTGGCTGCACGTTGACGAAAAAACCGTTAGGAATTGGCGAAAGGATTATTGCGAGTTTGATCATGCTTTTCATCATGCTGCGGATATTTTGAAAAAGGAAATCGCCGAAACGGCAAGGCAAAATACCAAAATGCGAACACGCAAAATCATTAAAAAAACACCGGATGGCGAAACGACTACGATAGAAGAAGTGTTGCCTAGTCACAATGATATTGCTGTGTACAAAAAGATGGGGATCAACGAAGTCTTCTTTAACGAAGAAAAGCAGCAACAAAAAGAATATTTAAGATCGATACTTGAGCGCAAAAAAACGGGTGAAATGACTTCACTAGAGGCAGCGCAATTTTTGGAGGGAGAAGGAATAGCTGTACCAAAAACGCTTCTATTGGAAGTGTTAGATCAGCTTAAACGCCCAATCTCTTTTGAAAAAGACGAAGCTGCAAAAATTGATGTTTCTAATTTCACGGTAGATGAGTTGAAATCTTTAATGGAGGACTAATGAAAAAAAACGCCTTCAAGGAAGCTGTCAGGCGAGAATTAGCTAGACAAAGTTTTATCGATTTTGTGTCGTATACAAAAACGGATTTTATTCGGGGCTGGTTTAACGAAAAGGTGGCAAAAGAACTTGAACAATTCTACCAAGATGTTATTGACGGTAAACAACCAAGACTGCTAATTATGGCTCCGCCCCGTTCAGGGAAATCAGAACTATTTAGCCGCCGTTTTCCCGCTTGGGCTTTTGGTAAAAATCCCGATATACAAATAATAGCAACTTCATATTCTGCTGATCTTTCCTCAAGAATGAATCGTGATGTACAAAAAATTATTGATGATGAGAAATACGTAGCTCTTTTTCGAGAAACCCGTCTTAACAATAAAAACATGATAAAAGTTTCGACAAAACCAACTCGAAATTGTGAAATGTTTGAAATTGTTGGTAAGCAAGGTGCTTATCGTTCTGCTGGTGTAGGCGGAGGAATAACTGGAATGGGGGCTGACATAGCAATTATCGATGACCCTGTGAAAGATGGGAAAGAAGCTAACTCAGCAACAATTAGAGAAGCAATATGGGATTGGTATACTTCAACGCTTTATACAAGATTGTCTCCGTGTAGTGGTATTCTACTGGGAATGACCCGCTGGCATGAAGATGATTTGGCTGGAAGATTGATAGAAGACATGAAGCAAGGCGGTGATTATTGGAAAATAGTCAGATTTCCAGCTATAGCAGAAGAACAGGAAGAACATAGAAAAGAAGGTGAAGCGTTACATCCTGAACGTTTTTCTACAAAACATCTTTTAAAAATAAAAAAAGCAGTGGGTTCTCATACTTGGAATGCATTATTCCAACAAAGGCCAACTGGCAAAGGTGGCGATATTCTAAGAGGAGATTGGTTAAAACGCTATACAGTTGCTCCGCAATTCAAAAAAGTGGGCGTTTATGCTGATACGGCTTTAAAAACTAAAGAAGTGAATGATTATAGCGTGTTACTTCTTGCCGCTGTCGCTGTTGATGGCGGTATGTATATACTCGATATCTTGAGAGGGAAATGGGAAGGTTTTCAGCTTGAACAAAAGACAGTTGACTTTTGGAATAAACATAAACACCTCAAACCGCATAGTTTGATGATTGAGGATAAAGCCAGTGGCACGGGTTTGATTCAATCATTGAAGAAAAAACAAAATATCCCTGTTCGGTCAGCAATACCAAATAAAGATAAATACACAAGAGTCATCGAGGTGCAAGGATATTTTGAATCTGGATATATTCACATTCCACAATCAGCCGATTGGGTATCAGAGTTCATTAAAGAGCTGGAGTCTTTCACGGCAACAAATTCACATAAACATGATGATCAGGTTGATACCGTAGTTATGGCAGTCAATGATTTGATTGCAAATCCAAGAGTCTCTTTTTTGGATACACTATAGCGTACCAATGGGTGTACAAAAACGTTCGTTTTCGTACATCCTACAAAACGCCTGTACAAAAATAGGTTAAATTAATTTCGTACATCCTGTATAATAAGTACATCTATTTCGTACAGGAGAAATAAATATGTCACGCTAAAGAGAGTGTTAAATGTTTACCTAATTTTGATAATGCTTTACTAATGGTGTCAATTTTCGTTTTGTGTCTTGCAGATAAAATTCTTTGAATCTCTGGCGAATTTGTACCCATCAATCTAGCTAACTCAGCTTTGGAAATTTTAGCTTTTAGCATTTCATTATGTAATAAAACTTTAGCAAAAATGCTGTCAGGTAAAAATACCCAATGTTCATAATCATATAAACTATCTGATGGCATAGGAACAAATTCATTTTTTTCAAAGTAAACATCTATCCAACACAAAATAATATCTTCCGCCATCGACATGGCTTCATCGAAAGATGAACCGCAAGTGATTGCGTCTTTTATATCTCTAAAAGAGACAGTATAACCATTATCTTCTTGGGTAAATTTTGCTGGATAAAACATATTAACCTCGTTGAAATCAATTACCAATTGGTGCAGTGATAGCCCTCATTATTGAGGGCTAGAGTTTATTTCAAGCCTAGCTGTTTTTTTACGCCTTCAACTAATCCCGTCGTTAACTCTTGACTTCCGTGTCTTGGGAGATGGCTTATTTTACCTTTGTAGTAGAGTCTCAAATGTTTTTTACCGTTTTCAGTTTTAACGCCTTGTGACTTCAACCACTTAAGAAACTCGCTTTGTTTCACTGCCCCTCCGTCTTGTTAACTTAAATTTATTATATGCAAAAATGCTAATTTTGTAAAGTTAAAATTAGCTTTTTTGCTAACATGAGGATTTTATGATTCTTTCTCTTAGGCGTAAAAAATCACCCCAAAAACTCGCCGATGGCGGATTGGATAACTTGATGGTTAGGAAATTGAATCGCTTTTAAAGTGAGTAGCAAAAGCCATCCCTTATTGCAAAAAGGAGATGGGGATCGATTTATTGTGTTTAGTGCCAGTTAACATTTCCTCAGAGAGTGTAATTTCTAACCTGATTTCCTTATTTTAGACACATTGATCCTGCGTTTAGCTGCGTAACCATCGCTTTTTCTCCAGGTTATGCAGTCTTTCTGACAACAATTCCGTTGCTTTTTTACCCATTTGCGCCCCGGTGAAAAGCAGCCTGTCGCCACACAGAATACATTTGTACGGATCGGTACGCAGAAATCCTTTCATCAGCACAGAAAAACCTGGGTTCTCCGGTTTTTTACGTGCCGTCATCTCAAGTGCCTTATACACTTTCGGCAATAGTTTTCCCCGTTTACGATTCGACAAAAAACCAGAGTAACGCACCATTTTAAAATGCCTGGCCGGAATATGGCTTATATAGCGTCTAATCATCTCTTCCTGCGGCAGAGTCTGCTGCCGATGCTGGCCAGTTCGGTGGTCATGGTAGTGATGAACAACGGCACCCCCTCGGTAATGCCGCAGTTTTGACGCAGATACCGGTGGGCGTTTAAGGTAGCGACCGAGGTACTTAACACTATGCCATGCCCCTTTCGTTTTTTTAGCAAAGTGCACTTTCCAATAACGTCCGTACTGCGCCCTCAAGTAACGCCGCCAATGTTTTTTGTCACGGATATGGCCAAGACCGGGAAGAAGGCCAGGGTTAATTAAATCATAACTGTGACGCAGTAGTCGGATAACAGCCCCTCGCCAGATTTCTTCGACATCCTTTTTTTTGAAAAACAGCTTTCGCCATACACTATGTTTACTATCCAAACCCCCTCGAGTGACGGAAACATGAACATGCGGATGTTGATTGAGTTGCCGGCCATAAGTATGCAAGGCACAGAAAATACCAATTTCGATACCCTGTTTGCGAGCCAACTGCAGCATAGCTCGAGTGGCTGCCCGAAACAGAGCATTAAGTAGCGGCCAGTTATTGTTAAAAAAAGGCCAAAGGAGATGTGGCATGGTGAAAGTAATGTGTTGCCAGTCGCAGTCGGGTAAAATATGAACCTGCTGTGCTAACCACTGCTCGGTGGCTTTAAAGCCACATGAACTGCAGGCTTTTGACTTACAGCTTTGGCAGAAAAAACGGCTGTGAGAACAATCAGACGAAGCGCAACAATAGCGCCGGACACCCATGGCACAAGTGCCGCAGGCAAGCATGCGCTCCACAGATAAACTCGTCCACGAACTAACGCTATCGCCGTATTTTTCGAGGAATTTATTCCAACCGTCATCAATGGTGAAAAGTAGTTTAGCAGGACGAGGGATATACATCTGACTCAATTACCTTATGGGCATCTTGCCAAAGAAACAGAAATTGCCAGATTCGTCAGCCCAGTTATCGGTGTGTTTATCCCAGGGTTCAAAGGAAACAGGGATTATTCCTAGCTCCGTATAGGTGATGAATTCATCGGCAGGCAGACTTTCAGTTATTCCCCCCTCAGTGTAGTCGTATCCAGCGTCATCGGCTTGGTCTTGGCGTTGTTTAAAACCCCTGATAATCGTGACTAGCGGCGGGTAATACTGCGTGTCGAGAAAAAATTGGGGGCCGAGTCGGAGGCAGTGGCGTATGGCTTCTTTTAGGGTGTCATAAAAAAATTCAGGCGGTCTGTCATCATCATTTTCGGGTGGGAGAGAGAGCATAAAACGTTTCGGATAAACAGGCGCTGTGGCACGTGAAGTGACGGGCAGCCTGCCTGATTTAACCGGTTTACGCTTTCTGGGAGATTTATTGCGAGCCATCGAGATGAATCCCTGAAAAAAATTAACCTACTGCAGAGTATAAAACAGTACTCAACTCATTAACATCCCCGAAGCAGCACCGCTGCGCCGCTCACGCGTAGCGTGCTACGTTCATGCGTGAGGTGAATGCGATAGGGGCGTCCACGACGACATTACCGTCCAGTTTTGCTGCACTTGGCATAACAGGTGCGGGCTATTTTGAAACCGACAAAGGCTTGGCGTGGCTCTATGAGCGTGTGTCAATTGTGCGGAAATATATCAACAAAACGTCAGGAGACTGTATCAAGCATTGGCGCACCGTGCGTTTTACGGGCGATGATGAAGCACGAACCGAACAACTGAATGATGTGTTCACGGGCGAAGAAAAGCGCCTTAACATCAAAAAGCACGCAGAACTGGCGTTAAAACTGGCTTCGCTCTACGGCGGTAGTCTGTTAATCGCGGTGACCGACGAAGAAAATCTGGAAAAGCCGCTCAATGTGAACAACGAACAGTTAAAAGGCTTTTTGGTCGTCCGGCAAGGCGAGTATCGCATTCGCAAAATCGCTACCAACATTTTTAGTCCGTATTTCAACAAACCGTTATTGTTTGAATTAAAAAGCGACGAAAAGATAGCCTTGCATCATTCCCGTTGTTGTCTGACAGTCGTTAATCAAATTACCAATAGCACCGTTAGAGCGAATGAAAAAGCCAATGATGGTAAAAGTGATATTTTGGCGTTTATCTCTGATTTGCTCGGCTATCTTTACGTCAATGATGAAGTGCTCGGCATGTTGCGTGAGATGAAATCCGATATCTTTTTGCTGAAAGATTTGAACACGGGGATCACCAACGGAAGAGGCAAAGAAATTATCGACTGGCTGCAATTGGTATTGCAAGCCAAGAAAAGACACAACGTGTTGATGCTGGATGCCGACAGCCAGTACGAGCAAAAAGAGTTGTCTCTTGCTAACGTATCGGATATCTGGACGAAAGCGCAAGACCGATTAGCAATAGCAATGGACAGACCAAAAACGATTTTGTTTGGCGACGGCGCAGCCGGATTTTCCACCGGACAGGAAGATTTGCAATCTTACTACGACACCATTTTTGAAATTCAAGAATCCCGTTTGCGCCCGATTATTAACTTCTTCGACAAATTCATTTGTGCCAAGCATGGCATTAGCGAAACGGAAGTCGCCTTTGAATTTGTCCAAATCAAAACGGAAAACAAAGCCGAGTCTGCCACTAATCTGAATACCGTGACCACGGCATTAATGTTGTTGCTGGAACACGGCGTGATTGAGCCACAAGACGCGCTCAATGAGTTAAACCGTCGTGAACTGGTTGACGTGAAAAACGTACCGGAAGTGACGATGATGGCAAACCTACTCAGTGAGGAGGATGACCGTGAATTTACCACCCAAGGGAAAATTAACGGGGAGGGAGTGTAAGCCGATTAATCCGAGTAAGCGCGCAGAAGTCTATTATGCCGCCTCAGTTAAACATCTTATTTCACTTTTTAAGCTCGTGGTTAAGCAAGAAATTGCCAGAGAAAATCAACAAAAAAATCTTGGCGATGCCAGCCCCAATTCTATCCAAAAACGCTTCCAAACCTTTAACCGCATTGTTGACCGTTTTTTAACGATTGACATCAGCGCATTTGCAACACGGGTCGCGCGTAATTTTGCCAACATTACTAATGCGGATAACAAAAAACGGTTAAGCCGTGAATTTGAGTCTGTGATTGCAATTAACCCCGCAGCGGTGTTGGACAGTAAACAAACGCAGGATTTCTTTAACGGAATGATTGGCGAAAACGTCCAGTTGATTAAAGGATTGCATACCGAGTCATTAAGTCATGTACAAAAAATTGTGCAATCGATGATAGGCGGCAACAAAACATTGCGCGACGCCGGAAAGGAAATCACGGCAGCGTTGAATATTCAGCAAAACCGAGGCATGCGAATTGCGATTGACCAAAGCCGCAAAGCGATGGGTGATTTAACCAATCTTCGAATGCAAAAGCTAGGGATTAAGTTGTATCGCTGGTCAGCGGTGATGGATAAACGAAAAAACGGCGGAACCCGTCCCTCTCATGCAGCGATGAATAATCGCATTTGCCGATTTGATGACCCCAGCGTGTATTTCAACGAAAAAACCAAGCTGTGGGAAAAACGAAAACGGATTGGGGGCGTGGAGCTTCACCCTTCGCAAGATTTTAATTGTCGCTGTGTCAGCAAAGTAATTTTACAAAGCATAGAAGGATTAAACGATGAACGGCAATGACAACCGATTGCCTATTGATATTAAGGGCGCACAACAGTTAGAAACAGGTTATCGCATACCAAGCAAAATTGCCAAAGTGGGGATACAGGAATTTGAAGGCAAAGAACTCTCCAGTCATGTGCCAAATTTGCTACCCACCCAACGCTACAAGGTTGAGGTATTACCCGAAGACCTTTTTGACGCTGAAACCATCGCCTCGTTTGAGGGAAAACCGCTTACCTTTTTTCACGCCCCCAATAACGAGGTGACCAGTGATAACTGGAAGGATACCGCTATTGGTCACGTACAGAATGTGAAGCAGGATGGCGATTATCTTTCAGCCGATGTTTTCCTTTATGACGCTGAGGCGATTGCTGCGATTAAAAATTACCAAATCAAAGAACTCAGTTGTGGTTACAAGTCGTTTATTGAACCGACTGGCACCACAGGAGTAGATTTCAAGAAAACCCATATCAGAGGTGACCACGTCGCAATTGTTGACGAGGGACGCTCTGGGCATGATGTCAAACTAGGAGATAGCGCTGTGTCTATGAAAGCAAAACTCGCTGCCGTTAAGGGTCAGCACACGTTGGGGGATGAGGGCGAAACACCCGATACCCTTGATACTCTATTGATTCAGATGAGTGATTACATTCAGTTGCTCACCGAATCCGCCGATGAAGCAACAAAAGAAATCGGCGAGATATTAACGGGATTAATCGGGAAAGCCCAAAGTCTGAATGTGACACCGTCACCTACCAGTGAGGTTAAGCAAGGCGATGCAGCCAGTGAAATCACCTCCGTGCCTGAAAATACAGAGGTTACCGATGATAAATCGCTGATTGAGACGCTGAAAAAGCAGCTTGATGGTTAGGAAATTGAATCGCTTTTAAAGTGAGTAGCAAAAGCCATCCCTTATTGCAAAAAGGAGATGGGGATCGATTTATTGTGTTTAGTGCCAGTTAACATTTCCTCAGAGAGTGTAATTTCTAACCTGATTTCCTTATTTTAGACACATTGATCCTGCGTTTAGCTGCGTAACCATCGCTTTTTCTCCAGGTTATGCAGTCTTTCTGACAACAATTCCGTTGCTTTTTTACCCATTTGCGCCCCGGTGAAAAGCAGCCTGTCGCCACACAGAATACATTTGTACGGATCGGTACGCAGAAATCCTTTCATCAGCACAGAAAAACCTGGGTTCTCCGGTTTTTTACGTGCCGTCATCTCAAGTGCCTTATACACTTTCGGCAATAGTTTTCCTCGTTTACGATTCGACAAAAAACCAGAGTAACGCACCATTTTAAAATGCCTGGCCGGAATATGGCTTATATAGCGTCTAATCATCTCTTCCTGCGGCAGAGTCTGCTGCCGATGCTGGCCAGTTCGGTGGTCATGGTAGTGATGAACAACGGCACCCCCTCGGTAATGCCGCAGTTTTGACGCAGATACCGGTGGGCGTTTAAGGTAGCGACCGAGGTACTTAACACTATGCCATGCCCCTTTCGTTTTTTTAGCAAAGTGCACTTTCCAATAACGTCCGTACTGCGCCCTCAAGTAACGCCGCCAATGTTTTTTGTCACGGATATGGCCAAGACCGGGAAGAAGGCCAGGGTTAATTAAATCATAACTGTGACGCAGTAGTCGGATAACAGCCCCTCGCCAGATTTCTTCGACATCCTTTTTTTTGAAAAACAGCTTTCGCCATACACTATGTTTACTATCCAAACCCCCTCGAGTGACGGAAACATGAACATGCGGATGTTGATTGAGTTGCCGGCCATAAGTATGCAAGGCACAGAAAATACCAATTTCGATACCCTGTTTGCGAGCCAACTGCAGCATAGCTCGAGTGGCTGCCCGAAACAGAGCATTAAGTAGCGGCCAGTTATTGTTAAAAAAAGGCCAAAGGAGATGTGGCATGGTGAAAGTAATGTGTTGCCAGTCGCAGTCGGGTAAAATATGAACCTGCTGTGCTAACCACTGCTCGGTGGCTTTAAAGCCACATGAACTGCAGGCTTTTGACTTACAGCTTTGGCAGAAAAAACGGCTGTGAGAACAATCAGACGAAGCGCAACAATAGCGCCGGACACCCATGGCACAAGTGCCGCAGGCAAGCATGCGCTCCACAGATAAACTCGTCCACGAACTAACGCTATCGCCGTATTTTTCGAGGAATTTATTCCAACCGTCATCAATGGTGAAAAGTAGTTTAGCAGGACGAGGGATATACATCTGACTCAATTACCTTATGGGCATCTTGCCAAAGAAACAGAAATTGTCAGATTCGTCAGCCCAGTTATCGGTGTGTTTATCCCAGGGTTCAAAGGAAACAGGGATTATTCCCAGCTCCGTATAGGTGATGAATTCATCGGCAGGCAGACTTTCAGTTATTCCCCCCTCAGTGTAGTCGTATCCAGCGTCATCGGCTTGGTCTTGGCGTTGTTCAAAACTCCTGATAATCGTGACTAGCGGCGGGTAATACTGCGTGTCGAGAAAAAATTGGGGGCCGAGTCGGACGCAGTGGCGTATGGCTTCTTTTAGGGTGTCATAAAAAAATTCAGGCGGTCTGTCATCATCATTTTCGGGTGGGAGAGAGATCATAAAACGTTTCAGATAAACAGGCGTTGTGGCACGTGAAGTGACGGGCAGCCTGCCTGATTTAACCGGTTTACGCTTTCTGGGAGATTTATTGCGAGCCATCGAGATGAATCCCTGAAAAAAATTAACCTACTGCAGAGTATAAAACAGTACTCAACTCATTAACATCCCCGAAGCAGCACCGCTGCGCCGCTCACGCGTAGCGTGCTACGTTCAAGAACTGACGGAAAAACTCAAAGCACTGGAGGAAGAAAACGCCCGACTGAAAGCTGAAAAAGAGCTAGCCGAAACGGAAGCCGAAGCGAAGTCAACGTTTGGGGATGTGGCAATTGGACATGCCCGAACCGCACGGCAAATCAAGGAAAATGTGATTATTGCGAAAGGTTTGGTGACACAACAGGAAGCCAGAAAACTCGGCGATTCTGCGATTAACGGTAAGTATGACTATCTCATCAATCGTCAGCGTGAACAGAATAAGCCACGATTAAATCTTGGCGATAGAAAACCCACTAAATCCGCATCACAACGCCTAGGAGGTCGCTAATGGCATTTGGATTCACAAATTGGGATTCCGATAAAGGAACCTTGCGCGCGGGCACAATCTATCGCGCCTCAAGCTCCAATGACAAAGTGTGGGGCGAAGAAAACAACACCACGACTGACCTACCCTACGGCGTGTTTGTGGCGGTGAACCCTGACGGTGGTGTTAAGCCGATTTCTGCTGCCACCGATGTTATCCACGGTATCGTGGTGAGGGATATTTACAGCGAGAAAGCACCACACAACAAGCAAGTCAATATAGGGCATTTTTCCCACGGTGATTGCGTTGGGGCAGCAACGGCAAAAGATGAAACCTTTAAACGGGGCGATAAAGTTTATGTGGTCGCAAAAGGTGACGATGTTGGCAAAGTTTCCAAAACCGCAACAGGCAATATTGATTTGGGGTATTGGGTTGAGAATGTCAGTTCAGGCAGTCAGTGCGTGGCAATAACGCTTGGCTTCATACAAAAGGTAGGAGAATAACCGATGGCAATTGAAGAAGCCTATTTTGAAACGGTGTTGCAAGAAGCATTAACCGAACGTGACACGCAGCTACAGGAAAAACAGTTACCTGAAATCAATATCGGGGAGGCAATCCCAATCAACGAAGGACTGGATTTTGCCGATGAATACGTAGAATACGGTATTACCGAGGTGTTGGGCTCTGTCAAAGACGGCATTATCGGCAACAAAACCAACTCGCTGGTGACGATTGATAGCACCATTGAGATGTACAAAGCGCCTGTTTGCCAGTGGGCAAAAGCCGTTGTATGGACACAACAGGAGCTTGAAAAAATCAACAAAATCAATATTAATCTGCAAAGCAAAAAACAGGATGATTTGTACGCCAATGCCCTGTCAACGCTGCAATATGCAGGTTACCTAGGACATCAACATGTGAAAGGACAAGAAGGTTTGTTAACAGGCGGTAAAATACAGGTGATGCAAGAAGCATCGGGTAAATCGCTGAAAGATATGACCGCCAATGAGTTTATCAAACTGGTACTGGATGCTTACAACCAAGCGTGGGCAAATTCAGGTTATCGGGTTCAGCCAACGCATATTGCGATGGATGCTGCCGATTTTATGCTGGCACAGCAGAAGTTTGATAGCCAAAGCCCCATTGTTGGGACTGATTTACTGCCTGTTTCAGCGATGGACAGGATCATGGCTGCGTTGAGGAAGGCATCGGGTAATGACAGCTTTACGATTACCTTTGTGAAAGTTCCGGCAGGATATGCCAGAGAAATAACCAAAGGCAAAACCCGCTTGGCAATTTACACCTACGACGAAGAGTATGTCGAGATGAAAGTGCATATGCCGGAGTTGTTAGCCGTTCGCCAGCGTGATTTACTGACTTACGAGTGTGGTTATCGTTCTGCTTTTGGTGGGGCAATGTGGAAACAGCCACTATCTGCCGTTTATGCCGATTACAAAACCGCCCCAAAGTCATAGACGGCGGCTTCCCAATCGGAACAACCTTGCCGTCTGATAATTACTTTCCGCAATCACCATCATGAGGGCAAGCCCCTTATTTTTATTTGAATCCGGAGTTAATGATGAGCTACACAAAAACAAATTGGGAAAATTCACCGTCAACCAAAACCCCATTGAATGCGGAGAATCTCAACAATATTGAAGCGGGGGTATCTGCCCTTCACGAAGCACTGGACGCCGGAACACTTAAGGGCGAAAAAGGCGATCAAGGTGAAAAGGGAGATAAGGGCGAAAAAGGCACGAAAGGTGATGCAGGGGTTGGCATTAAAAAAATCACCGCATCAAAAGAAGGTAATGTCGTGACGTTGACGATTGAGTTAACGGACGGCACAAAACAAACCCCTTCGTTTGAAGTATAATTAAGCGGGGTTCATCCACTTTTTTTGGGGGCTTCATGCAAGAAATGATAAAGAAATTCCGTGATCGTTTTGGCGAACAAACCTTTACCGCCGATGACAACAAATTGTTGCTCTATTTAACCGATGCAGAAAACCGGATAGATAAGAAAGTGTGGGGCGTGATGTATGAGCAAGGTTTGATGTACCTCACCGCGCATCTGCTTTTTTTGGCAGGCTTTCATGAAAATAGTCCAACCAAGGATTCTTATTCAGCCGATCCGAATGCACTGTTTGGTAGTGAAGGTGTGGGCGATGTCAGTGCCAGCGCCAATTTTTCAGGAACGGAGAATGATTGGTTTAAAACTTCTGCCTTTGGTGAGCAATATTTGGTGCTGGAAAGTCGCATTAACAATTACGCCTTGGCAATTGGGATGAACTGGTGATGCTGAAATCAAAATTGCTGGAAAAAGCCAAAAAACAGTTTGCGGAGCTTGATAAACTGAAAGTGGAAGTGGGCGTATTGGAAAATACCAGACCGTACAAAGATTCCGATATTAGCGTGGTGGAAGTGGCAACGATCCACGAATTTGGCACGGAGAAAATCCCGCCTCGCTCATTTTTGCGCGTACCGATTCGTGATCACCAAAAAGCAATTATTGAAAAGGTGGTAAAAGAAAAATACCGCTTATTTATTTCAGGTGAAATTAGCGCAAAGGAATTTCTGGCTTATACCGGTGAATTATCTGTTGGGTGGTCAATTGAGGCATTTGATACGCAGGGTTTTGGGGCGTGGCCTTTGCATGCTGAAAGCACCAAAGCGCAGTTGAAAAAGAAAGGCGTCATCGAAGCAAGACTACTACAAGATACAGGCGCACTCAAAAAATCGATAACCTACAAGGTGGTGAAAAAATGAGACTGCCCAATATGGCAAGAACCATACGCCGATTTTCGCAACCGTTAACTTTCATCACAGAAGTGATTACTACGAAAGATTTTAAGCCGGACTTTGCGGTGACACGAAAATCGATTGAAGGCGTAATCAGCAGTTTGCCGGATGAAGCGATTAACAAAGATAGTCTCGATTGGTCATTGGAGTATTTCACGGTGCATGTGCAGCCACAATATGCGGATCTGCTTGGTGTTTACTTGGAGTACAAAGGAAAAATATTCAAATCGATTAACCGCAAAGACTATAGCGACTATGGCTATGTACGCTATGTCTTTGAGGAAGTGAAGGATAGTGAGATCACTGGTCGTCTATTGAAAGACTCGCCCCTAAACTACGCATCTTAGCCAGTATTTTATTGAGTTCATCTTCTTTTAAGGCCAGTTGTGCCGCCATAACAAAAAGGATATGAGGGGATATCGGTCGTGGGTTTTGCCTATTTGTATACTTTCGCCACTGACTATTATTCGAGACTAAGGCTAAATCTGCCATTTGAGAGCCGTTAAAACCAAGTTTTTCTTTTAGTTTAAGAAGTTCATAGACCGAAGGTTCTTTATAGTTTGAGAAAAGACGCATAGTAATACCTCTCCTCTAGAAAGTAGCAGAGGAGGTTGATTATCAGACTAATTTTATGATCACAGTGGTAATTGCAGCCACTGCTCCAACGATTCCTGATGCTACAGCAACTGGATACCAAAAAGTCTCTCTATTCAATTTGGCTGTTTCTGAATTTAATTTATTTGCTTCTGAGTTTAGCTTGATAGTTTCTGCCATCATTTTAGAAATTTCAGCATGGATTTTTTCAAGTTCAATAGTTGTCATTGCTTTACTCATTAATTTTCTTCCTTTCGGGTTGGGTCATGAACGTTTCACTTCCTCATGAGTTACATGATAGAACCATTGGAGCTATCCGTCAATGCAAAATAACAATTTACACCACAAAAACTACCAGCCACCGATCCAACGGCTGGCATTGGTGATTCGAGATACGCTAGAGGTTGCCGAAAACACCATATTTATCGGACGTGAAAATCTGGCGAATCAAGATTTTAATGCGCCTGTTATCAGTATTGAGCAATCGGGCAACAGTGAAGTCAAAGGCTTTAGCGAAACATACCGCCGAAACGTTGAAGTGATGGAATACAGCCAGCACGAGAAAATCCTTTTTGACGTGAATGTTTGGGGCAAGCAAGCCTTGCAACGGGCGCAAATTCTGTTGCGATTACTGCGAACGCAAAAAGGCTTTGAGCAACAGTGGAAACACACCATTAGCTTATCTGCGCCAACGGGTGTGCGTGATTTGCACTTTGCGACAGGTAGCCAGTATCGAGAGCGCGTGATGTTTTCGATTAACGCCTCTGTCGCGGATTATATCAACGTCTCAACACCCTCAATCAATCATCTTACTTTCCAACTTTCCAACGAAAAAGGTTCACAGTATGAACAATAATCTTGGCATCGATATTGAAAATGTTGTCAATGTGCAGCTACTCAAAGAGCAGCGAGGCGCAAATTACGACAACATCAACCACGTCATCATGATGACATCTGAAACGGGCACGATTTTTGACGGTAAAACGATTTATGCCACCTACAAAAATATCGCAGGGGTGAAAGCCGATTTTGGCATTACCTCGAAAACCTATCAGATGGCGACTGCCTTTTTTGGCACATCCCCCAATCCGATAGGCTCCGGTGGCAGTCTGATTATCGGGCATTGGCGAAAAAGTGATTTAACACTGCCCGCAGTGGAATTTGACACACTGACAGGCTCAGAGATTGACAGCAACGCGTTACTTAAAACGCTGCGTCAAATTGAAGATGGCAGTATAACACTCGGTGAATTGACGCTTGAAAACCTGAACTTTGGTGATGCGGTCACTTTTAGTGATGTAATTGATACTCTTAATCGTGCGGTTCCAGATGGTTACCCATCGGATGAAAATCACCCCAACGACAACAATGTTCCCACAAGCGGAAAATCTACCTTTGCATACCTTGACAAGCGTTTGGTGGTGTCAGGAAAAGGATTAGCCAACGCCAGCGAGGGGGGAACAGGTACGTTCATTGGGAATCTGCTAGGGCTGGGTGACAGTGCCGTGTTAACCAAAGCGACACCGCCTCAAACTTTGACCGCCCAATCACCGGATGAGGCAATTACCGATGTGGTAGCCGCGTCTTCGGGTTGTGGGTATTGTTTTATTGATGAGCTGACCAATGACCAAATTTTAAAGCTGGCAAGCTACAGTCAAGCCAACAAGATATTGGGCTATCAAGTCGTTTCACATCCTGACAATCTCACGACAAAAGGCTTGGCATGGCAAGTGAGCAAGAAAGGACAAGAATATTTTCGGCTGCTTTTTTCAAGGCGCAATCAAAAAGCCTTGGCGGTTTCCTATATGGCAAGGGTGCATGTGGTCGATTTCAGCGCTGAAAATAGTGCCATGACGATTCACTTAAAGGAGCTTGCGTGTGAGCCAGAAAGCTATAGCCAAACCGAGGTAGACAGTGCGTCATCCGTGGGTATCGATATTTACACGCTGATTAAAGACCGTCCGGTAGTGATGTGCTCAAATGCCAATGAATTTGTCGATAATGTCTACAACCTGAAAGCGTATGTCAATCAAGTACAGGTTGATACCTTTAATTTAATGAAAGCGACTGCTACCAAAATACCGCAAACGGAAAAAGGGGTGGATTTGCTGGTTGATTGCATCAATCAGGTGGCAGCGCGATTTGTGAGAGCCAGCGTATTTGCTGCCGGAAAATGGACATCACCGGATACCTTCGGCGATGAAGAGCAATTTAAGCGGTCAATTGAGAGTAAAGGGTATTTCACCTATGCCAATCTGTTAGCCGAACAATCACAGGTTGACCGCATAAACCGCAAATCGCCGACTATTCAACAGGCGGTGAAAAATGCCGGAGCATTTCATCGGGCAGACATCATCATTAATTTCAATTACTAGGGGCGAAACATGGCGCAAATTTCCTATGATGTGGATGCAACCACCGTCATTCTAGGCGGTCGAATCTTAAGTGATTTTATCGCAGGTACTACGGTGCAAATCACTTTCCCCAATCCCGATACTAGCCGTTTTAACGGCTCCGGTGGTTCGGTCAGTGTGGCAAAACGAACCGATGCCAAAGTTTCCGAGCTTGAGTTTCATATTTTAAGGGGCAGTGCCGATGATGTCTGGTTATCCTCGCTACAAGGCAGTGGTGAAGTGACGTTGCTCAATGCCTCAGTCAGCACGTTGTACAAGCTCGACGGCAAAGCCAAAACCGAAACCTTCACGTTTACAGGCGGCAGTATCACAGACCAGCCACAATTCACTTTTGCTAATACTGATCACAACGCAGAGATGACCTACAAGCTGCAATTTCGGGATTTCAACCGCTCAATTTAACAGGAAAAAATCATGACAGAACAAGGATTAGGTAGCCTGACCGGGCTATCACAGGATGATATTGTCGATATCACCAAAAACAAAACCTTTAAGGTGCAAGGTAACGAATTTCAGATTGGTAATTTCAATCATCATTTGCGGTTGAAAGCATTGGAAATTGTCGAAGACTTGGGGCAATCAAAACGCATTGCCGCGACGCTCTCAAGTCACAGTGACGGCAATCTGAGACAGCTTTTCAACCAAATCACCCACGACGGCATGAGCATTAGCAAATTGCCAACCTTTTTTGACGAAAAACCTGAGCTTTTCATTCCCTTAACGTTAACGGTGTTACACCTCTACGCCGCCCCTTTTTTATCGGCATTAACGGCGAGCTGACCTTTACCCCGCGTTATCCCAATAGCTGGCGACAGTACGTCAGAAAATCCTCACTGAGTGAGCACGACAAACTGCTTTTTTCACTGGTGAAGGCGGGTTACGGCTCAGTGGGTGAGCTTCTGGCGTTGCGCGATGATGACATGTTTTTCTATCTGAAAACTGCCGAGCACGCCTTTATCACGGGGGCGATTGAGTGGAAACAGCACGACGAAGCGAAGCAAAAGAGGTGACGGATGAGTGAAGAAAAGTTAAGTCTGGATATTGGTGTTAATGCCAATGCGGGCGTGATTGATACGTTAATCTCTGCGCTTAACGAATTATCCCGGCAATTAGGCGGAGTGACGGGGAAATTCACCACGGTGACCGCAAAAGTTGACCATCTTGGAAACGAGAGTGCCAACACCGCAAAAGACGTGCATAAAGCCAGTGATTCTGTTGATGACCTCGGCAAAAAGGCCAAGAAAACCAAAAGTAAACTCGGCAAATTGGGCGAAAAGCTCAGCGAATTTAAAGGCATTATCACGGGGGCGTTTACCCTGACGGCGATTATGAGCGCGGGTGAGCAAATTAATAGCTTTAACAAAGCGGTTCGACAAACAGGCATTGACGCAAAAAGTTTTCAGGTGTTAAGAGAAGGCGCGCAAACGGTCGGTGTAAGTTTTGACGAATTGTCGGACGGGGTAAAAGAATTTCAACGTGCGATTAATAGTGACGGTGATACCGCAAGTCAAGTTTTTAAGAAACTCGGTATCGCCTTTAAAGATAGTAACGGCAAAATCAGGGATACCAGCGTCCTGTTGCGTGAAACGGGCAGCGCGTTAAACAACATACAGGATAAAGGCGCCAGAACGGCGCTTGCCGAGCAGGTTGGGCTTTCCTATGAAATGGTTGATGCCATCGGAAAAACTCGCGAAGAATGGACAGCGCTTGAGAAAAAAGTCGCAGAAGGTCGTGCATTAACCCAAGATGATTTGGAACAGTCTGAAATTTTCCGGCGCACGTTCGCCAGTGTCTTACTGCAACTGCAACAGATTTCAGAAAAAGTGTTTGCCACCCTTGCGCCGATTTTCAATTTTGTGTTGAAAGGGTTGCAGCCTGTGATTGGTTTTATCGCGCGCTTCGTGGGGGCATTTGCCAAATTAATCACTTTTCTCAACAAAACCACTGACGGCTTTTGGCTGCTGGTTCCGGCAGGATTGGCATTGGTGAAAGTGTTTCCGCTTATCACGGCAGGGATAAAGGCGATTGGCGCAGCGATTCTTGCTAATCCTGTTTTCTTTGGCGTTACGGTGCTTATTATCGGCATTATCGCCGCCCTTGAAGACCTATACGTCTGGTTGAACGGCGGAAAAAGCGTGATTGGCGAATTCTTGGAAGGTTGGGGAATATTTCCCGATGATGTGCGAAAAATGATTGCTACGGTCATCGGTTATTTTTCTGCCATGTGGGATAAAATCATCAAAGACTTTACCGATTTATCCAATTTCCTGACGGCGTTTTTCAGTGATGATTGGGACACGGTGATTGCCATGCTAAAACAGGCATTTGTGCAGTTTTTTGATGATTTGATTGCGATATTCACCCCACTGGATAACTGGTTTATTGAGAAATTTACCGAAGTCACCACGTGGTTTAAAAAAACCTTTGACGACGCCTATGACGCGGTCACGCAATTTTTCATCCAGATGTGGGAAGATATTAAAGCGCCGTTTGTCGCTGCGTGGGATTGGATTAAAGGGATTTTCACGAGCGGTACTGCTGAGACTACTGAGGAGATGACCGCCAGCTTACAAACTGTCGCTGAGATTCTCGAAACGATTTTTACGACACCGCTTGAAATCGTTAAAGCGCTTTTTTCCGGCAATTTTGGGGATATCGGTAACATCATCAGCGACAAATTTAAAAAAGTGGCGGATGGTGTGAAGAAAATATTTAGCAGTACGTGGAATGCCATCAAAAGTATTTTTAGCGATTCCGATAAAGAACTCGACAAAGCCACCAAAAACGTGGAATTCGCCAATGACAGGCTGCAACAAGCCAGTCAAACGATCAATCACATCTCAACAAACAGCCAGAAAGTGATCAGCAATTCGGCCTCACAGACCAACAACATCAATGTGAATGTGGCAGGTAGCAACAGGGCAATCGGTCAACAGATTGGCAGGGAGGTTAACAACCATATCCCGATACTGAGCCAAGACCAGCTGGTACGAGGAGGCGCATTTTGAGTTTTCTCTCTCAAGTGATTTCCAATCACATCACAAATACGCCCACGCAAAAAATCGGCATCGCGGGATTCACTGCCTATGTCTGGACGGACAAAACCACGCAACGTAGTGCTACCGTCACCGATATTCCACTGGAAACGGGCGTTGTGATTGCCGATCACATTAACCTTAGCCCTGTGCAAATTTCGATAGGCGGTGTGATTTCCGATTCGTTTTTAAGTTTAAGTAGTGAAAATACCGTCTTTGAGTCTTTCAATCGGCAAATTGGTTTTATTGATAGCTATGTGGGCAATCGGACACAGGCGGTCAGGCAAAAAATCAATGACATGAACAGCAACGCGCAGCAGATCCTGGATTTGAAAACGCAAGTCGAAAACACGGCGCAAGGAATTTATCACACGGTCACAGGCAGCAAATCCGGCAACGGCATTGCGCAACAGTTTGTCGATACGTTCACGGGCATTTTTGAAAATCGGGAATTGATCAGCGTCGATATGGGCTATCAGGTGCTCGATAACATGGCACTGGAAAGTTTCGCCACCTCACAAAGCAATGAGGACAGCTTTTTGCTGTTCACCTTAACCCTGAAGCAAGTGCGCTTTGTCACCTTTGAACAGGTAAAAATTACCCCTGTTGCCAACAAATCCGCCGCAGGGATGAGCAAAACAGGGGCAGCACAAATGAGTGGGGCGAAAAACAACGGGAGCCAGACACCAACCTCCGTAACTTACGATGTTAAAGAAGGCGCCAAAGCCTTTTTTAAGCGTTTTTTTAGTTGGAATTAACATGTACAAAATCGAAAACCTATCAAGCGATCCGATTCAGACGCACACGCTGTTAACCGATATTGACGATATTGAGCTGACATTAACGTTTCATCCGAGTATTTCAGCGTGGAATATGGATATTACCTATCGGAATATCACCATTCACGGGGTGGCGGTTTCGCTTAACGTACCGCTGATACACGATAGCCGATTGCCATTTACGATTGTGGCTATCGCCCGTGACAATCCGGATATTGAGCCGTCCTTGCTGGATGATTTTGCCAGTGGCAGGGTAGCGCTCTATCTGCTGGTTGGTGAAGAAGAGAAGGAGGCCGTCTATTGAACCGTCAAATGCCATTTTTTCGTGATTTCGAGTTGTTAATAGGTGAAGGGAAAAAGGCAATAAAGATAGTCCCTCCGTTTAAAATCGCCTTTTCGTTTTCGAAGGATTTAACCCGTGACCGCCCCAATATCGGGCAAATTTCGTTGTTTAACTTGTCGCCGTCGCGTCGTCATTCGCTGGCGGATTTCCAATACCGCAAGCAGCATATTGCCGCTCAACTTTCAGTAGGTTATCTGACCACGGGCTTGAAACTGCTGTTTTCCGGCTCTGTCACTAAAGTCACCTTATCAAAGCAAGGCACTGAGATTGTCACCACGCTGGAAATTGCCGATGGCGGTTTTGCTTTTCGCACAGCAACCATCAGTAAAGCCGTGACCGCAAAGTCTGATGCGGTCAATGCGGCTGTTAGCAGTATGACAGGCGTCAAAAAAGGCAAAGTGACCGTGCAATCAACTCTGAGTCGCCCCAAAATCATGACGGGCTTTTCGTTTGATGAATTACGCAAACTCAAAGATGAAAAAGAGCAACTCTATATCGACAACGGACAGCTGCATATTCTGAGACGAAACGAGGTGCAAAACGGGAAAGCGGAATTAATCAGTGTGAGTACTGGATTGATGGAAACGCCCACGCTTGACGATAAAAATGTGCTGACCTTTAAAAGCGTCCTGAATCCGAATGTATCCATTGGCTATCAGGTGGCGATAGATAGCAAAATTTCACCACATCTTAACGGGGTTTATCGCATTTGCGCGATTGACTACGCAGGGGAAAGTGACACAGGTGAGTGGGCGATGACGTGCCAATGCCAGCAGGAAAAAAACTACGTGGTGGTTAAGGAGAGTAAGGTGTGAATATCGAACTGATGAAAACCATTGCCAATCATATCAAATCTGAAATTGGCTGTGCCTTGATTGCCAAAGTGGTTAAGGTGAATGAAACCACGGTGGATTGCCAGCCAGTCACTAAAAAAAACGTGGTGATTAACGATGAAATTCACGCTATTGCATTTCCGGTTTTTCCCGATGTGCCTGTCTCTTGGTCACAAGGGGGCGGAAGCTACACCGCTTATCCGGTCGCTGTGGGCGATTACTGCATTTTGCTCACCTTTGATAGTTGCATTGATAATTGGTGGATAGGCAACGACAACGTGCGCGGGGCAGAAAATCGCTTGCATGATTATAGCGATTGTGTCGCGCTTTTGGGACTTTGCAATCGTGATGGCGCTTTTACGATACCGAAGGTGGCAACAACCGTCGGTGACCACGTTTTCACGCATAACATTCACGTCAAACTCAACGTCACGATTGGCGGCAATCTTGATGTGAAAGGCACTATCACCGCCCAACAAATCGCAGCCCAGCAATCGTTAACAGTGGGTAATATCGATGTTGGCAACCATACGCACGGAGGCGTAGAAACAGGCAATGACAGCACCGGAAAACCAAAATAACCCGAAGGTGATTTTTATGAAAACCAGCCAGTTAACCGAACACAACGATTGGCGATTTGGTCATTCGCTTGATGATTACCTGATTGACAGCGAGGCAATTCACCAGAATATCAAATCCCGTTTGCAGTGTTTTAAATCCGATTGGTGGCTAGATGTTGAATTTGGTTTGGACTGGCTGCAACTGCTCGGCAGTCGTGGTACGGGTGAAACATTGCGCCGTGAAATCTACAAGGTGGCATTAGGCACGGAGGGCGTTGTTCGCGTCGATAAGCTCAATATTAAGGTTGCCGACTTCACCGCACACATTGAGATGGATTACACCGATGTTTTTAACCGAACACGCAACCTTAATCAGGAGGTCAGCCAGTGAATATCAAGTTAGATGAAAACGGTATCACCATCGCAACGCTGCCCGAACTGATTGAAACCTTGATTGCTGAATTTAAAACAATTTACGGCAGTGATATCAATCTTTCACAAGATACCCCTGACGGGCAGCGCATTGCCATTTATAGCCGGATTGCCCACGAATGTTTGGTGTTGGTGAAAAAGCTCTATCAGAACTTGAAGCCCGAACAGGCCGAAGGGCTCCACCTTGATTATCTCGCCAGAATCAACGGGCTGTTACGCAAGGAAAACGAAAGCGACAGCGATTTGCGACGCAGACGGTTAAAAACCTTTGAGAATGCCAGCCAAAGCACGATAGGCGGCATCGCTGCGCGTTTGAATCTGGTCAAAGGTGTGACCGATGCCGTGGTGTACGAAAACACCACCAATGAGACGGATACGCTGAATATTCCGCCGCATTCGATTTGGGTGATTGCTGAGGGAGGTGAAAATCAGGCCATTGTGGATTGCCTCGCTCGCAACAAAACAGGGGGGACTGGCCTTAAAGGAACAATCAAAGGCAAATACATTGACAAGATAGTGAGAGCCGATGGCACGTTTTTTGAGGTGGTGCATGAATACCGTTTTGACCGTCCTAAAATCACCGAAATCAAGATTAAACTGACTGCCACGCGTGAAAAAGCCAACGAGCCTGTGCCGATACAGGAGATCAAAGACGAACTGGTCAAATCCCTTTATCGCATTGGCGAAAATATCAAGGTGACTGCGCTTTACTGCATTTTGAACCGGATTGCGCGCTCTTACTATGTCTCTGACCTACAAATCGCAAAAGATGGCAACACGTGGACGAGTGCCATTTTAAACGCCGATGTTGATGAGAAATTCACCATCGTCAGTGACAACATCGCGGTGAATGAGGTGATCACGTGAGTCTCGAAGAAGAATATCAAAAACTGCTGATCAAGCAGTATTACACCAAACCCAAGGCAAGGGCGGAGATTTCCGCCCTTTTTAATCTGTTCGCGGATTGCTTTGATACCGTTGATGCCTTTCGTGAAGCGGTTAATCTTGAAACGGCGCAAGGTGACCCGTTGGACATTATCGGCAGTTGGGTAGGTATTAGTCGCTTCCAACCCAGCGGTGAGCGCAAAGGCTTTTTTGGCTTTAAAAATCACGCTAAAGCGTTGCCGTTTGGTCAAAAGAGCGGAAAAAAACAAGGGGGCTTTCGCTCCAAATTTGCACAGGATTTTTTGCCGCTGAAATTGCCAGACAAACAATATCGCAGTCTGATTAAGCTCAAAATTATCAAAAACACTGCCATTGCCACCGCCACCCAAACGGGTGAGGTGAGCCTGTCGTCACTGCAACAGGCCGTCAATTTTGCGATGGAAGGCGAAGGCTATTTGATTGACCACCAGAATATGAGCCTCACCCTCGTTATTACGCCAAAAGCAGACCGAGAGTGGCTGGAATTTGTCTTACGGCTTGATTTATTACCCCGTCCGCAAGGCGTGCAAATTAACTACGTCACGCAAGAACCCAAAGGCACATTTGGATTTAAGGGGCATCAGAATGCCATTTCGTGGTACAGCCGTTTTGATACCAACCCCGAAGCAAGAATTGGCTATTTTGCCAAGAAAACCTTTTTGAACAATAGGAGATAACCTTGAAAATCAACAGACCCAATGTTGACGTTAAACCGTTTGCCAGTCAAAGCAAAACGGAAGAAAGAACTGTATTTGGTTCAAAAGAAATCACAGACAAACTGGAGAAAAATCTCAACAGCGATTTTTACCGTGGTTGGGGTATTGTGCCTGTATCAGAATTGCCCACCATGCAGGATTTTAATGCGGTGGAATTTACCATTAGTGGACTTGCAGCTTACTTATTCCAAAATGGAATGGCTGAGTATGCCGACAAACAGACGTACTACAAAAACTCACTATGCGTATTTGAAGGCGATATCTACAAATCCAAAACCGATAACAACGCCGGAAATCCCTTAACTGACAACACCCAATGGCAATCATTAAAAGACGCTATTCTGGCTGCAAATATCGTGCAGCAATTAGGCTCCGCCACCGATAAAGTGACGAGTCAAAAATTGGTGACCGATGCTTTAAATACAAAACAGGCAAAAGGCGATTACGCCACCAAAATAGAATTGACACAAGGACTCAATACCAAACTTAATAGTGCTGCTGTCAAACAAACAACCGGTAACTCAACAACCGACGTGATAAGCCAAAAAGCCTGTGATGACAATTATGCTAAGAAAGACTCTTGGGAAACATTCACTGCTGGGGAAATAAATATAAAGAGTAACGGTAGTTACGCCAGCTTGCTTTTTACCAAAGGCGATGGAAATAAACTGTTGCTCGAAACTGCCCCGGGCGATGCCTATTTCGTGTATAGAGATACCAAAAATAACAATAAAGCCGTTGTCACCATTCCCTCAGCTAAAAATGGCACACTGGCATTAACCGCTGATGTGGACGCGATTAACAATTATCCGGTTGGCGCGCCTATTCCTTGGCCACAATCGACACCACCATCAGGTTATTTAGTCTGTAACGGCACCGACTTTGATAAAGTCAAATATCCCCAATTAGCGTTAGCATATCCTTCTGGGAAATTGCCGGATTTGCGCGGTGAATTTATCCGTGGCGTAGATCCATCACGTTCTGTTTTGTCATCTCAACAAGCGACAGAAATTCGTACGGCAGCATTAGATTATTTTGGTGTTGATGAAACAGTGCAAGAAAGCTCAATTGGCACTGCATTTTCCAACGCTGAAACTGCAACCAACATTTTTCCAAAAAATGCGAAAGCACCAAATAATGAGGATTTAAAAGCTGTTCTATCTGACAATGTTATATTTGCAACGCAAGCAAATTCCAAAGCTTTGGGAAATAGTGGAGCTGTATGGATATCAATGAGACCACGTAATATTGCTTTTAACTACATAGTGAGGGCTGCATAGTGAAATACAGTTTAGAAATTCAAGATGAAGAAAAGAAAAACTTACTTGAGCAACAACCCGCCATTATCGGAGAAGATGGATTTGGAAAAAAAACAGGATATATCAAAGTTTATTCGACTATAGGTGAGCAGAATGAATATTTTAATGCAACGATAACATATGTAAGTCTACATGCTGGTATTGGTGCTGACATGTATCTTGATGCACCCATCCTTCCAGATGATGACAGTTTGGCAGTTGTCCGCTCTGAAGATTTAACGCATTGGGAAACTATTGTCGATCACCGAGGAAAAATAGCCTATCGAAAAAAGGATCGTAGTGAATACATCATTGATTACCTTGGCGATATCAAAGACGACGTGACTTGGTTAAAACCTGAAACAGTCTTTGATTATTGGGATGGTGACAAATGGGTTACCGATAAAGAAGCTCAGAAACAAGACGCTATTCAATCTGCAAAGTATGAAAAGCGATATCGCATTGATAGAGCATCAGAGATGATACAACCTTTGCAAGATGCGGTTGACTTGGATATGGCAACATCAGACGAAATAAAACAACTAAGGAATTGGAAACTCTATAGATTAAACCTTCATCGTAAAGACATTTCGACTGCCCCAGATATTGATTGGCCGAAAAAACCAGAATAACAAAATACAGTAACTTCATTTCATCAGATGCGCCCCCAAATTAGCCATCACAGGCTTAGTTTTTAAGGCGCATTGTATAATGCTAATATAATTATTATTTACGTATCAACATGAATTGTATTTTTTTTGATAAACTAATGCTGTACTTATCAATATAATCAAAAAATAATTTTGAAAGAATTATAGTTGACAACAACGAAATAATTAAAGAAAAAAAGACAGAGAATATAAAATCAAATCTGCTTCGTAAAAAGAAATTTAAAGCAGGTATTCCAATCACATAAATAATTGAAATATGAGTTAAATACATAGAAAATGATAACTTGCCTAAGTAAGTTAACCAACTGACATCTAGGATAGAATTAATTAATTTAGATTTAAGTGACGAAAAAACCACAAAAATAGCTCCTATAAATATCAATATTCCACTAATTTTTGATTTTAAATCACCAAAATAATCGAGAATAAAAGCATAGCTTAAACTTGAAGGTTTTGAACCTAAAAACCACAAACCTATAATCATTAAAAAGAAAGCCACAGAATTTGGCAACCTAAGGTTACAAAAATAAATCAAATGACCTACAAGAAATCCTACTATACCAACAACACTAGCATTGGGCTCTAAATAAAACGAAAGAAAGATAAAAAGTAACGAACAAAATATTTTCCACAATTTGTTTTTGAAAAAACAAATAAGAAAAATTAATATTGAACCAACCAATTCAACTCTCATTGTCCACAAAACTTCATTGTAGGTAGAATGACCAAACACAAAGGCTTCAATAGACCCTGAATAAATAGCATTTATGATAGATTTTTTTTCAGAATTAAAAATAGGAAATTCAGAAAACCAAGAGCTAACATTTGTTAGATCAACATTGACATATACTACAATCCACATTAATAAACATGAGCATATTGTAGGGATCATCAATCTTGGAACTCTTTTTATTAACGATTGCTTTAACCTTAAAAGAGGATCTTTTGTTTGAAAAGAAGAAAAGGTAAGAACATATCCGCTTAAAACAAAAAAAATATAAACCGCCCCCATTCCAGAATAAAGAAATGAAAATGGAGAATTAAAAATATATTCTGCAAATTTAAATTTTTGGATTCCATTATCAATAATATTAAATAATTGTGGAAAAAATATCAAAGCAGCATGTGAAAAAAAAACCATTAAACACGCTAACCCCCTTAAACTCTCAGCAGCATTAATTTTCTTGATTTCCATAAATTTTATCTTAAATATTAATTTCAGGTCTCATGCTTACGCCCCCTATTTTATCAGGGCATTTTTCAATGACTGGGGCTAAATCGGAATTTCCTCCGTTCTTCGAGCACCGCCCTATCTCTCTGGCTTTTTTCTCAGCCTCAAAAAAACCGTGGGCTATTTTGTTTAGCTATTTCTCTGATAGCCTGTTTAGCTCATCATCAGAAAACCCCGTAATCTCTTTGATAGACTCTTTATTCATGCTGGTTTTAAGCATTTTTCTAGCTAGTTCAATTTTAGCTTGTTGCATGCCTTTCTTGATTCCAATTTCTTCAATCTGTTGAGCAATAGTCATAAATGCCCCTTCGTGTTTTTCTGATTGTTTCGCTATCTCAGTGATAAATTCCATTGGCTTTTTGGTGTTACCTTCTTGGATGAGATAGTTAAACAGAGTGATAACCTGATTATCAGTATAATAATTATACGACAACAGTTTAACAATACCATCTAGTAGCTCATTCATATCCCGTCTGCGAATGTGCTTTTGGATGAGCTCCAGTAACGCCATTCGCTTATGCTGCATAATCTCACCATCATCAAGCGTGGTGACATCAACCAGCTTAAACGGTTTGGTATATATCTTTTCGGCAATATCTCTGCCACTAAAGCAGTCTAGCCAATCTGTACTATACGGGTGAGGGCTTTTCTCACCGCAGTAAAACAGAATAGGGAAAACCAGCGGTAACTCTTTGTGCCCTGCTTCCAGATGCTTCTGCATGGCTGCCATACAGTAACGCATGAGTCGCCATGCCATCAATCTATCAGGCGTTGACTGGTGTTCAATCAGCAGATAGAGATAACCGCTTCCCTTTGTCGTACTGACCGAGTAAAGAATATCACTCTGATAGTTTTTCATTTCACTATCGACAAATGAGCTAGATTCCACTTTTAGGCTATCTAAGTCACACAGTGCTTTAATTTCATCCGGTAGCCAGATATCAAAGAAGTCTTTAGCCGTCTCTTTCTCACTTAAAAATTGCTTGAATATCGCATCGTGGGGCGTTGGGGTGAATTTTTTAGTCATTTGATATCTTCAATTAGCGTTAATAGCAATTGGTATTTTTTCAAATAAAAACTATATTGAAAAAGTTATTCATTTCTTGGTTCAGCTTTAACATGACGCCCCTATTGTTTAGGGGTATTTTTCAATGACTCGGACTAAACAGGGATTTTTTCCGTTCTTCCAACACCGCGCCCACCTCTTTCGCTTTTCTCTCGGCCTCAAAAAACCCGTGGACTATTTCACCGTCTGGAAATCGCCAAGCGTCGCCTGTGCCGTTAGCGTGTCTTGCCATCCAAACATCGGTATTCTTTTCTGGAATTAACCGCTTTTTGCTAGTCTTAATCTTCTCACGGAGTTGTATTTTTTCGTCCTCAGACAACTCGGCGGACAATAGGGTACAATGTTCAACGATTTCAGCAAGGCTTTTTTCGTCGGTGGCATCGTCGAGGGCGATTAATGCGGCTTCCAGTTTTGGATGGGTTGCTGGTTGTGTTTCTGTTGGTGCTTCTATCACCGTTTCTGCTTTTTGGCGTAATTTTTCGTTACGTTCACGGATGACATCTCTTATCGATAGTCGCTTAAACGCAGCAGGAGCCATTCTAAGCGGTTTTTCCGTTGAATTTGCATCTTCGTGTACCTCAAACATCGAAAATAGCTCAGAGGCGCAAGGAAGCCGTCTAGCGAGGCGGTGTATCACTGTCTTGAGTGCCATTCTATCAAACCACTTCACCCACGGACTTGAAAGGTCTTTTGCGCTTTTCACGGTATTCCGTATTTTTTCTACGTCAGCACGACTCATCACTTCGACAACGAGTTCACCACTATTAAGTTTTGCGAAGGCATAGACTTTCACTATCTCATCACCGTCAACAAACGACGGACGATGCGTTAAATGCTCACCATTTTCGTCAATCACATATTCAAACTCGTCTTGAGCATAAACCACTTTTGCAATGATATTAGCTACCTGACCGGATTGACGGGCACGTTTGATAACACCGTCCACCATCGGCATATAGACGGCTTTTTGTTTGCGAACAACTAGCGCTGCCTCTCTGCCGTCCGGCATCAGTCCGTCTTTGGCGCAGCGAGTTAAAGCCAGTACTAGTGATTGCTTATCCGCGTTTTGCAACTCCGTTGTCACCGATCATGCAAAACTGATCCACTAACGATCATCTAAAACTGATCCACTTGGTATTATTCGCACATTTTTGTACGGATAATTTATGTTAACCAAGGAGATATTTGTGGATATTCATGTTCGCTTTGCACAAGGACAAAGCCTTCGAAAAATTGCCAGTGAGTTGGGTATATCCCGTAACACCGTAAAACATCATTTACAACAACAGACAATGCCAACTTATGCTAAAAGAAGTCAACAACCGACTAAATTATCCCCCTTTAAACCTTATTTGCTTCAGCGAATTGAACTGGCTAAACCTGATTGGATCCCTGCAACAGTCTTATTTGATGAGGTAGTTGAAAACGGCTATCAAGGTGGTATTGCTCAATTACGCCGATTTGTTTGTCAATTTAAACCAAGCATTGTTCCCGAAGTAGTCGTCCGTTTTGAAACACAGCCAGGTCAACAAATGCAAATCGACTTCACCAGCATCCGGCGAGGTAAAAAATCGCTGAAAGCGTTTGTTGCAACGCTAGGCTATTCGCGTGCGAGTTATGTAAAGTTCTTTGATAATGAACGAGCAGAATCGTGGCAGCAAGGTTTAAGAGAAGCTTTCGACTACTTTGGTGGTGTACCACAGGAAGTATTGTGTGATAACGCAAAATCCCTCATCATCGAACGGGATGCTTATGCAGAAGGTGAGCATAAATTACATGTCGAAATGCTTCAAATGTCGAAAGATTACGGGTTTAAATTGAAGGCTTGCAAGCCCTACAGGGCAAAAACGAAAGGGAAAGTAGAGCGCTTTAACCACTATTTAAAAAACAGCTTTATCGTGCCATTAAACACCGACCTTCGTGCTCATAATCTTGAACTGGATATTGAAATAGCTAATGCAAAAGTGGGTCCATGGTTACAACGCGTTGCCCATCAGCGAATTCATGGAACAACGTTAGAGAAGCCAGCAGATAGATTAGCTAAGGAAGTTAAGTCTCTTCTACCCTTACCAGCAAGGGTTTGCCAATCTATCCCACAGACTAATACGCTTAATATCCCTATCGTACCGCCCCTTGAATCTGTCAGTTTGCAACACTCAATCAGCGTATACGAAGCATTACTGGGAGGTGAACATGTTATTGCATGAACAAATTGAACACCTGTGTGAGTCATTGAAATTAAATTCTATTCCGACTCATTGGTCATCACTTGCCGAAAAATGCATTGCCCAAGACAAAAGCTACGGAGAGTTTTTACTGTCCCTGTTAAAATGTGAGCAACAACAACGAGATGAACGAACTCGTAATCTTTTGAGTCGGATGGCAGGATTCCCAGCACATAAAGAACTTAATACGTTCGATTTTAAGTTTGCAACGGGGATCCCCAAACAACACATACAGGAATTAAGCGCATTAACGTTTATTGAACGTAATGAAAATGTCGTGTTGCTTGGCCCAAGCGGTGTAGGCAAAACGCATTTAGCTATTGGGTTAGGATTAAAAGCAGTACAGGCCAAGAAGAAAACCCGCTTTACCACGGCAGCTGAACTGATGTTGCAACTCTCAACTGCCAAACGACAAAATAAGCACAAACAATATCTATCACGTTCGGTGATGGCCCCGAAGTTGTTGATTATCGATGAGATTGGATACCTGCCGTTTGGGCGAGAAGAAGCAAACCTGTTTTTCAATGTGATTGCCAAGCGTTATGAGCATGGCAGTGTCATATTGACGAGTAACCTATCATTTGGGCAATGGCCAAGTGCTTTTGCTGATGACGCAACATTAACTGCCGCTATGCTTGATCGTTTACTTCATCATTCGCATGTACTGCAATTAAGCGGTGAAAGCTACCGATTGAAAGATAAGCGGCGCTCAGGAGCAATAACTGAGTAAAACAGTGGATCAATTTTGATTGATCGGATTTAGATAAAAAGTGGATCAGTTTTCGGTGATCGTTGACACCGTATTTTCTATCAGTGCAGTCGCTGCGGTTCGGGTGAACTGCTCAGGCGTAACCTGAGCAGGTAACAGGGCTGCGATTCCCTGTTGCATGATGACAGATTGTAGATTGGTGTAGACGTTATTCATCGTTTGTAATTCGGTATTCATGCGACACCTCCTTCCAACATCAACGCTTCTCTGCGTTTTCTATCCGCCTGTTTTGCCCAGAAAGGACGGGATATCATCGCAAAGGCTTGCGTTTCTCCGCCTTTTTCCAATGCATTAATCACGCCATTAACCTGAATCTCGCCTTCTTCGCTATCTTCTTCGTCCAACATACCCAGTTGCACGGGATAGCGTCCACACTCCGGCCTTTTGCCAATTGCACAGAACAGAAAATCAATATCAAGATTAAATACCTTCTGGGCGATAATCCGGTAGAACGCTGCTTGCAGATGATAGCCAAACTTGTCAACGGATTTGCCAAAGTCATGAACATCATCAGTGGTTTTCACATCGAGGATGAACGGCACGCCGGAATACAGCCCTAACCAGTCAGGCCGGATTTTAAGCAGCGTCCCCTTTTCCGTGCGATAGAAAATTGAGAGTTCTGGCTCACCGTTTTCAAGCAGTTCGGCAACCAATGGGTAAGCTAGTGCAGAATCACGCATTAACTGGATTGCCTCAAATTCTTCTTTTTTCAAAACAAGCCTTGCCAAAGTTAGGTTTTTTTTCTCAAAATCCGATAATATTTTTTTGCCATCTTTGGTACGCAAATCCAGTTCAGGCGCAGAAACATATCTCAACGGAAAAAGTTCCGGCTCAAGGATAGCCGTGTGTACCGCATCCCCAATCAACAACGCTCTTGTTTTTTCTCCTTGAATGGGTGCTTTTTTGTACCAGTCCAGCGCCCCTAATCCACTTTTCTGAACTAATCGAATTTGCGTACTCGAATAACCGTTTGCCGCATGGTAGGTGCTGTTTGCAAGATGGCGAACAATCAAGCTCTCTGTCGGCTTCAATGCATCAACACAACCGTTCAACATCTCAAGCGAGATACCTTCACCGCTCATGATTTTTCCGTTAACGGGTGGGAAGGCAGAGAAGATAGAGTTGTCGTCAATGTTTTTGATAACCGAGTTAATTAACTCTTTCTCTTCTGTATAATTATTAACCAACTCATCAAGTGCGACATCTGTCACGCTTTTTTCAACTTCTACCACGTTTTCCACAGGGATAACGACAGATTCAGTGGATAACTCTGTTGATTGAGTTAATAACTGATTATCTTTTCCACACTCAAAAAGATTAATCGCTATTTTATTAATTTCGCTTAAAGAGATAGTTTTGCCTACTTCCTGTATTTTCACAGACAACAATTCACGAAGATGGGTATATTGCTCAAAAAGCTCAGGCTCCTCTGACGGATTAGCCAACAAATCATCCGCATCTCGCATTTCGCCCTCGTCGTATTCTTCCTGAATCCCAAAAATCGTTAGCAAAGCGCAAAACTGGTCTATTTCTTGTTCTTCCGTAATATCTGTCTGTTTTTCCGTATTAGCGAGGTATTCCTCAACGCTGATTTCTTCCAATCGCGGCGATTTGTAAAAACAGCAATTTGCGCCGTCAGTTTCAAATATATATTGAGAAGCCTGTTTTTTGGCTGCAATTTTTGTCTCAGACGCAAGATAGATGAAATTTGTTGTCTTGCCCTTTTCGTGGTCAACATTGGTGATAAGTGTTGCTTTGAAGTATTTCATGCCACACCTCCAACGCTTTTGCTAAATTCCAATTCAACACTGGCTCTTATCGCCTGTTTTGCGCTGCGTACACCTAGCTTATGCACCACGTTGCCCATGTGGAATTTGACCGTTCCTTCTTTGATGCCCAATATCAAAGAGATTTCCCAGTAGGTTTTGCCAACACTCACCCAGTGAAGCACCTCGTTTTCACGCTTGCTTAATCTTCTGAATAATTTTAAATCAGTGTTCATACCGCACCTCCGACTCTATTCAGAATTCGGGCACGCTGACGAAGGGTTAAATTGCGTGAGGTTCGAGCAAATAACTCGATTATTTGATTCGGTGCTTCACAGACAAGCACGCGGAAGGTACTATTTTTCATAGCTCAATTCCTAGTTGGTTTAGGTTTTGGGTTAGCTGATTGCAAGAGGTAACGACTCTTGTAGTCAGCGACTATAAAATCATTTCATCTCTGAAAATGTAATCTCTTCTGTTTTTCCGTTTTTGGTGTAGGTACTAACCCAAATTATGGATTGAACTCTATCCCAATCAACTTTAACGGCGTACTTCTTATTAACTCGAAATTCTCCTCGATTTACTCTTTCTATTAAACCAGCAGCTATTAACGCTTTAATGTTGTTATTAAAGGCAGCTAAACTAGTATCATGTCTTCTACAAAATCTATCTTTTGCAGATTTACCATAAGATACTTCATTGTGATCATTCATATGTTTTAACATAAAATGAAATATGTTCATTTGAAGCCCAGTAACTCCCTTTACATTACATAGGTCATTTATATAAACCTTTATAAAATCAGGTTCTTGAATTATTTCTCCTGTTTCTTGGTTTACATGTCTACGTCCCATATCGGCCTCATTTAAATAAATTTTAAAGTTAACTATAATAACAAAAAAAATTATTTCAAGTTTTTTTTATAATTATTATATGGAAATTTTCATATCCTTCAAATAACCTTTTTAATTATTAAAAATAATAATATAGTTAGTAATAATGATTATTTAGTTATTAACATATAATGAGATGGTTACCTTAACTAATTATATGATTACCAAAATTTATTTAATATACTGATTTATATAGAACTATTACTCTATCTTAGATTCTTTCTTGTTTTTCAGAACTTACAAGACAACGCTATATCAACAGATTGATCTCCTCTTCCTCGTCGCCGCTGTTCGGTGCTCACAAGCTGTGCTCCGCCTCAACGTCTCCTGCGGTGAGCGGACTGAGTTAAGGAAAAACACGATTTTCTTTTAAAAAAACCAAAAAATCTTTTCAAAATTTAACTGCCCCCGCTCGCCGCAGCCAAGTGACCGAGCAACGCGAGCGAACGGGCGAGGAAGCGGAAGATAGCCGGAAGTTAAAAGGAGCACGGTCACTCGGAAATCCACAAGGAACACCACTACTCAAAAAGAATTTAATCATCTCGGATTTCATACCGCACCTCCGACTCTATTCAGAATTCGGGCACGCTGACGAAGGGTTAAATTGCGGGATTCACGAGCGAATAACTCGATTATTTGATTTTGCGCTTCAATTACGCGCACACGGAAGGTACTATTTTGCATAGTCCGACTCCTAGTACAGTTAGGTTGTTGGATCAGGTGCTTGTTGGGACTAGTGATCCCAACAAGTACCGCTAATTTAATCTTGTTTTTCTATTGCTGTAGTAAATGCAACTCTATCACCATTAAAAATAAAATTGGGGTTAATAAAATAATCTCCTTGCTTTAAACATCTTGCGATTATTTGAGCTCCTACTAGTTCTTTAATTCCTCTAGTAAATGTTGCTTGAGATAATTTTTGACCTGAGTCAGATAAAAATTCTTCTAAAGCGTATTTATCTAATACAACTCTATCTTTGTTCATTCCTGAATTTTGGACTGTAAAAATCAATACATTTAAGGCTTTTAGTCCAGCAGAACCTAATTCAAAAGTCATCGCTATATTTTCAGCGAAAAGTTTTATAAATTTTCCTCTATCAACTTTTTTGTAAGTTGTTACATGCGTTCCTAAAACTTCTCCTGTAAGTTGATTGACTAACACATTACGATCTTTACCCATTTTTGATAATCGTATTTGTTTAGTCCCTATAGGAATCATCATATTTTCCACGAATGGATTTTGCTTGTGCCTTATTACATCATTATTTTTTGATTCCATCATATGCATTTTTCTGTTTTTTTTTACTCTTATTTAAGCATTTTAGTTGTTTATTTGATTATGTCAACGTATTTTTTGACTCTAGCGCAATCAAAACGATACTCAATTTTGATTATCATAACAACAGTATTTGCATGTATGAGCAACAGATATTAAAAATTTAATTCTTTATATAACAGGGTTTATAATTAGATCTCTTCTTTTATCTTTTGGATACAACGGAGTATCAGGCAAATTCATTAACAACAAACTAACCTCCGCTTCCTCGTCAACGGTGTTCGGTGCTCGCAAGCTGCGCTCCGCCTCAACGTCTCCTGCGGTGAGCGGACTGAGTTAAGGAAAAACACGATTTTCTTTTAAAAAAATCAAAAAATCTTTTCAAAACTTTAACCCCCACCGCTCGCCACAGCCAAGTGACCGAGCAACGCGAGCGAACGGGCGAGGAAGCGGAAGATAGCCGGAAGTTAAAAGGAGCACGGTCACTCGGAAATCCACAAGGAACACCACTACTCAAAAAGAATTTAATCATCTCGGAGTTCATACAGCACCCCCAACTCTATTCAGAATTCGGGCACGCTGACGCAGGGTTAAATTGCGTGAGGTTTGAGCAAATAGCTCGATTATTTGATTTTGCGCTTCAATTACGCGCACACGGAAGGTACTATTTTTCATAGCTCAATTCCTAGTTGGTTTAGGTTTTGGGTTAGCTCCGCGTCAGTGTTAGCGCACTGGCGTAGGGCGGTAATTTAAATTTTTGCTATTTTTTTTGCCTGTTCTTCAATTTCACGAACATACTTAACATTAAGTTCATTACTCATAGAAATGAACGCTATAGCTTCTGACTGATTTGCTGTTTTATCCATTATTTTTGACAACAAATAATCAAGAACTTCATGTTTTTTAGTGTCAACTTCAATTGAGGTCTTATTTGTTTTTTGTTCTACATTATTATATTGGATTTTAAATATTATTTTATCTAAATCCCTGTATTTACGCCCTTTCTTTTCGATGATAAAACCATCTTTAAAGTCCTTTTTAATTTTCCATGTAGAACCAGACGATGATACAATTCTACGTATAGGTTTTATTAAAACTGTTTGTTTGAAATTTGAAAATTTTGAATATTCAGAATAATGAGATCCTACACATCTACAAAACTCACCTAATGAGATAGAAAACTCTTTTTGAGATTTAAATCTGCTAATCATCTCAAGTATTCTTTTTTCATAACCACCTCTAAGAGATAACAATAAATTCAAGTCTATCTCAGCAAATCCCATAGAATACTCTAATAAATACTTAGCGGCATCTTTATCCATTCTAACGAAAAGAACCCCTTCAGCAAAATCAGCTTTACTTATAATGACTACTTTTTCGAAGGTTTTTTTTAATGGGTCTTTCATTTCAATTATTCTACCCATTACTTTTGTTCCTTCATCTAAAGCATGATAGAGACCTTGTCTAGATAAAGAAAAATGTTCGATTAATTCATCAACATAAAATGTAAATTCGTACTGAACATTACCATCACCAAACTTCTCATCATCAAATGATTTTTTCAATGCTTTTACTAGAAGAGTAAGAACATCTTGCTCTCTTGCAGAGAGATTCATTCTTGCCATAACAAGCTGATGAGACTTTTTTATTAACATTCCGCCTCCATAAATGACTTCCTTTATATTATATCAAGAAGTCATTTTGTCAATAACAAGAAGTCATTTTCTATTTTTATTTCTATAGACTAATCTAAAACTTCAAGAGGTATTTTAAAAAATAATATTTATATTCAATTAGTTGAAATATTAATATTGTAACTATTATCAATCATTTTGATTGTAAAAAATGAATGTGAATAAACTTAAATCTAGGAAGGCATATTAAATAAAATAAGAAGGCATATGAGACAAAAAACATTGAAAACGATAAGCTAACAAGTAAAAAAAAGAAGTTATATAAGCAAAAACAGATAATTACTTAATAATATGTATTTCGCAAAGGATGGTAAATATAAGAATTTATATAAATAAAAACATATAGTTAGCAAAAAAACGCCGTAAACCCTCGCTCAATAGAGGCTGGGATATAAGTCAATAGTATAAATAAAAAATGATAAATATAAGAAGTCATATAAGTAAATATAAGAAGTCATATGAGTAATTTTTTCAAAATAAAACAAAAGCCTATAGAGGCCTTTACCTTTCTTTTACCTTAAATAAAATTACCTTTATTTTACCGTAACACACCTGTGGATAACTTTTTTTCTAACAAAAACCCTAAACCGAAAAATATGTTACTACTGAGTGACCGTATTTCTCTTTTGCAATTGTGATATTCCGCTTCCTCGTCTGCTCACTCGCTTCGCTCGGTCACAGACTGTGGCGAGCGTAGGAATTTTAATCAAAAAAATTTTCAATATTCAATCTCGATTACTACTATTATTAGTAATATTTTTTAAGGGAGTTTACACATGGTTACTAAATTAACTATTGGGGCTATTTGTTTATGTTTAACTTATTCTGTATCTGCCCAAAAAACACACCAAATACCAGGAAATCTTGACGCCTGTTGGACAGTTGATGGGGATCGCTGTTGTAAACGACCATGGGGAGAAATTGAATGTTATCACGGGCAAGATAGACAATCGCCTTTATAGATTTTTATTATGCAAAATTGATCAAGTTAGTATTATCTATATATTTTTGTCAGATAATTTAATCAAGATATTGCACTATACAGGCTATACAACTAGCATCTCTTGGATTAACGTATCCACTAATTCAGGCACACCATGAACAAAACAGAACTCATCAGCAAAGTTGCAGAGAAATCAGGCTTAAGCAAGAAGGACTCAGAGAAGGCGGTTAATGCTTTCATCGAAACGGTGACAGAGGCTTTGAAAGCGGGAAATGATGTACAGCTTATTGGCTTTGGCAGCTTTCAGGTGAAGCCCCGAGCAGCCAGAGATGGACGCAATCCAAAAACGGGCGAGACTCTTAAAATTGCTGCTTCAAACGTACCGAGTTTTAAAGCGGGTCAAAGACTCAAAGAGGCGGTTAAGTAATTCATGACCTATGACGCAAAGTCAATTCACATTCTACGTGAAGACGAAATCAAACAGTTTGACTGGCATTGGGCTGAGGAATTAGCCCACGAACACATTTTGCCCCTAGATTGGGTCAAACGCGGATTTGAAGCATCAAGACGACTCGGTATTGAACCGGATTTCTTCGTCAACAAGTATATCCTCAAACAGGACCTCCCCAAAAATGACGAATTCGAGCAAGTCTTCATCGAAGTGCTAAAGGAAGACAGAAAGAAGAGTCAGAATACCCTCTAAAAGCTCCTGTAATCCATTCTGAGCCGTTTTCTCGAAAAAAACGTAAATTCGCACAGCTTTAAATTTATCGTCACTCACAATGCGTTTGGTGAATTTTGATTTTTTGATTTCAGAGAGAAAAAAGCCAACCCCGACGGTTGGCAAAAAGATGTAATCATGTTTGAGCTAAAAAATCTAACTACTCGTTTAGTGTGGCGCTTAATCTGAAAATTTCAAATCGTCACAAATTACCAAAAATATTTTTGGCGTTTTTTCGGGTTTCAAATGCCCTTAAATCGTCGATTGAATTCAATGACTCCAATTCAACATGCTCATCATGAAAATTAGACATTTTGTTTTTTAACACGGTTTCCATCACTTTCGTGATTTCTTCCAGTGTGGTTTTGTCTGTCAAAAGTTCACTCAGCATATAAATTAATCTAGGCTCTTGTTTGAAAAGTGCCACACCGGATAAAAACGCCGCGCGCATGAATTTCCCTCTTTCACCTTGCGGCATATTCTCCAATACTTCGGCTGTGTACTTGTCAGCACCGTGTCTATCAGGATTGATATAAAATTGAATTTTTCTACGTGTGTTCATTTCTGTATCACCCTATAGAAAACATGCCATTGACCAAATCAAACTGAGGGTTTTTGCTTTTAAAAAACCTGTCTTCCCTCGTTACACAGTGGGATTTAATTGCATCAGTAATAATTTCTGCACCTCCACCTATCACCATCACATGGGTATACCCACTGAATGTATTAACGGCGTCCAGTACACGATTAATCAGTCGATGTTTTGATTCTTTGAGTGAAGCAAGAACCTGATTTATTTGGCTTGCATCGTTGATACGGCGTTTCAGGTAATTCATATCATGACTGTGGATGATGATATCATCCGCCAAGTAGTTACTGCCGTTGGTTTTTGCCAAACTAAGTGCTTCTTTGACTGATTGCGTCATCATTGAGACACCTAGATGAGAGTTTCCGTATATTTTCGACACACCACTCATTTTTCCCATCACTTGCGCTATATCTAGCGTTGTACCCCCTAAATCCACAATCAAAAGCGAGTCGAGGTCATCAAGCGCTTTTGCTATGGAAAATCCAGCAGGGATGGATTCCGGCATGACTTCAACATTTATGATGTTAAAAGTTTGTCCACCTTTAACTTCAACCAATTTTTTAAAATTGTCTTTTTTCCTCTGTATGTTCGCAAAATTCGGCTGATTTTTGGTATCGAAATATTCAGCAATCGGCAAAGAGACGACGATTTCCACATCTTGAGGGGGTAATTTTGACTGGAGTAAGGCGTGATGCACTGCAATTACATTCACATCGCTATACTGATATCCCACATTGGTTGTCGTAACAGCAATAGGACTTATCGCATCGAAAGAGTACATTTCGCCATTGATGGTATAATTTGAACTGTGGCTGTCACCAAAAGAAACTGACCAATCACGCTTAAAGCTATTTGGGCTAATGAAGTACTTCTGAATTCCTTCCTCACTCCATGTTAATTTGATATTTGTCGAGCCATCATCGATATATATTTTCATGAGTCACCTTTGAGAAAAATAAGAGATAATTAAATTTAAAATATGAGAATAACATAATCATTTAAGGTTTTGAAATGCCACTTATTCTCAAATAAGTCTCAATATAAGTTATTAATTGGTAACTTTAAGAGATAAAATGAGTTTATTCCGGTTAGGTGAGATAAATGAGAGATATTACAGAGAAAATATTGAGATGTTCTATTTGATAGCAAAAAAAACGCCAGATATCCAATATCCGGCGTCTAGAGGTAGAAGAGATTTTAGGAATTTATTTCCGATTGCAAATTTGAAATTTAAAAAAAGTGAAATTTTTTTGCTCACGTAAGTCGTTGATTTTGATCACTTTATTTTAATCTCAAATTTCACGTAAGTTATTGAAATAGATCGAATTATTGACATGGTGAAATTTCTGTTTACAATTTAGAAATCAATTTTTAGCTGTTTTTTGTACGGCTTTTGCTCTTTCACAATTTGGGGTTTACCTCTCTGTGGTTCGCAGAGCACATAATGTGATTTTTGGCATTCTGTGTTGGTGTTTTTTATTCAATAACACCGTTATCCACATTCAATCGATTTGTGGAAATCGTATTTAATATCTTCGTATTTACGAGGGTTGTTATCGTCTGAAATTCAGAAATATCAAAATATAGCGTTCAGGAGAGAGGTATGCCCCAAAAAATCATCTTTCTTCAAAAGAGAGATAACGTCAAAAGAAGGAAAATACTTCGTGCAATTGAGTTTTCGAGAGAAAAAGCGGAACAACAGGTATTTAACCAAAAACTCAAAAAAGCCTTTTGGCGACACGAAAATCCACGTCAGAAGTTACGG